TTAAGATATATAGAAGCCACAAAAAAGGTTTATAGATATGAAGCTTAAAAAAATAAAAGTTTATGGCAGATTAAGAAAGTTTTTAGGGCAGTCATATTTTGAAGCGGCTGTTGCAAGTCCAAAACAGGCATTTCATTTTTTAATTGCAAACTTTCCAGAGGTGGAAAATCACATGATGAATCAGTTATATAAAATAAAAATGGGTGGTATGGATATTACAGAGGATTTATTTAATTTACAAAGTGATGAAGATATACAGATCATTCCTATTGCCATAGGTGCAAAAGGTGTTGCTCTTGGTGCTTTAGGAGTTTTTGGTGGGGCTGCTGCAACTGCGGCTGGAGTAGCTGGAACTGGTTTTTTAGGAACTGCTGTATTTGGAACGACTATCGGAGGAATTATTGGGGGAGGCTTGACAGCTATCGGCACAAGTTTGTTAGTTAACGAGGCAACACAACTTTTAATGCCACAACCAGAGATTCCAACTGGTGTTATGGCTGATAGCTTTTCACAGAATGATCCTACATTTCAATCTTTTGGTTTTGGGTCAATTTCTAATGTATCTCAGGCTGGTGTTCCGATCCCAATAATTTATGGAGAAGTTTTTATTGGTTCTGTCGTAATTAGTTCTGGTATTGATACTGTACAAGTGGAGGGAACAACTTAATGTCAATAAGAGGAAGACGATCTGCTTTTAATAGAAATAAGTTAGAAGAAGCTGGAGTTGTACAGCCGAATCTACCTAAAGATGCCCTTCAATCAAAACAATTTCAAACGCTGATTGAATTACTAGGGTCAGGAGAGATAGAGGGGTTTCCAAGTGCTACAGGTAGTAAGGGTTCGACTGAATACAACACTTCAGCATTAAAGGACGTATTTCTTAACTCTACACAGGTTTTACAACAATCAGCAGGCACAAGTCCAAATGATGAAGATTTTAACTTTCAGAATATAACTTTTGAGCCTAGATTTGGCACTTCAGATCAAACAGCAATTGCTGGTATATCAGAAACAGAATCAGAAACTAGCGTTGGTGTAACAGTTACAAAAGATACGCCTGTCTCAAGACAAATAACAAACACAAATATTGATGCTGTTAGAGTTACTCTTGGTTTTCCTTCAATGCAAAAATTCGAAGATAACGGAGATATAAATGGAGCTTCAGTTATTTTAAATATTCAAACTATTGAAAATGATGGCACAACAAAAACTGTTATATCTGACACTGTAAAAGGAAGAACAGCAAGCACATATTTTAGAGATTATAAAATAAATCTTCCATCTGGCACTAGCTTTCCTGTCACTATCAGAGTTAATAGAGTCACATCAGACAGTACAGAGCCAACTTTACAAAATAGTTTCCAATGGTCATCTTTTACAGAAATAATTAACGAATCAAGAACCTATGCAAATTTTGCTCATGTAGCTTTACGATTTGACGCTGAAACCTTCCCAAATCAGCCTAGACGTATGTTCAGGATTAGAGGAACAAAGATAAAAATTCCTCATAACGGAACTGTAAGGGCTGACGGATCTATAAGTTATAGCGGAACATTTAATGGAACTTTTAAAACAGATAAAGAATTTTCAAATGATCCAGCTTGGATTCTTTACGATTTGTTGACCACTTCCAAAGGTTTCGGAGATCATATTGCAGAATCATCATTAGATGTTTTTAGCTTTTTTTCTGCTAGTCAATACGCAAGCGAGCAAGTAGATGATGGAACTGGCACTGGAAATACGGAGGCCAGATTCTCAGCAAATGTAGTTTTGAACAGCCAACGTGCCGCATATGATACCATCAATAATCTTGCTGCTGTGATGAGGGCGATGCCTTTTTATTCAGCAGGGGCAGTAAATATTAGTTGTGATAAACCTACAGATCCAAGCTATATCTACAATCTAAGCAATGTTTCTGAGGCTGGTTTTTCTTATTCAAGTGCAAGTAAAGACACAAAATATACTGTTGTCAATGTTTCTTATTTTGATATGGAAACAGCCGAGGTAGATTATGAGACTGTAGAAGATGCAGCTTTGCAGGCAAAATTTGGCATAGTAACTAAAAACTTAAATGGCTTTGCCTGTACATCAAGAGGCCAAGCTGCAAGACTTGGACGCTGGTTTTTATATACACAAAACAATGAAGCAGAAACAGTTACATTTACAGCATCATTAGAAAGCGGAACAATAGTCAGGGTTGGAACTGTAATAAATATTGCAGACCCTATGAGGGCAGGGGTAAGAAGGGGAGGAAGAATAAAGACAGGAGTTTCTACTACACAAATTATTGTTGACGATCAAAATAATACAGATTTAGCGACAACAGGGTCAGCAACCTTATCTGTAATTTTATCTGACGGTAGTTTGGAAACTAAGACAATAAGTGACGTAACCAATGCAACCATAACTGTGGATTCTGCATTTAGTTCAGTGCCACAAGCAAACAGTGTATGGGTTATAGAAAATACATCTGTTGAACTTCAGACTTTTAGAGTTGTATCTGTTATAGAACAAGAATTACTAAATTACCAAATCGTTGCTGTCGTACATGATTCAAACAAATATGCTTTTGTAGAAGATGGCTCTGCATTACCAACAAGAACAATTACAACTTTAACTTCACTTAAAGAAGCACCAAGCAGCTTGCAGGGAACAGAACAGATAGTGGTATTAAATAACAGGGCTGTAAGTAAATTATTTATTCAATGGCAACCTGTTAACGGTGTAACTGAATATATGGTTCAATATAGATTTCAGAATGAAAACTTTATATCAGAACGTATTACAAGATCAGATTTTACAATCTTTGAAACTTTAAATGGCACTTATGAAGTCAGGGTCTTTAGTTATAACGCATTAGGAGAGCCAAGTACAAACCCAGCAACCACAACATTTTCAACTGTTGGTAAAACAGCTTTGCCTGATGATGTGCAGAATGTACAAATAGAACCTTTGTCAGATCAATTTGTTCGATTGCGTTTTGATAAATCAACTTCGGTTGATGTGGTGCATGGGGGCAACGTGGTTATACGTTCATCTAACTTGACAACAGGAGCTACTTTTACAAATGCTATTGATGTAATTCCAGAACTTTCTGGAAATATTAGCGAATCAATTGTACCGAATATTGTAAATGGAACTTATTTGCTTGCTTTTAGGGATGATGGAGGCCGACTTAGTGCAAATGCTGCATCAATTAAAAATATAAATACTAAACCTGATGTTTTTCCAAAGCTTACAATTTTAGAGGATAGGGAAGATTTGGACAGTCCGCCTTTTCAAGGTGTTAGAGACGATTGTTTTTTCTCTGATGAAGTTAATGGTTTAGTTTTAGGATCAACAACTTTATTAGATGATGTAACAGATTTTGATGCAATAGCTGATTTTGATTTTCTTGGAAATGTTGACTTTTTAACAGGTGGACAATATTTCTTTAAATCAACTCTTGATCTTGGAGGAAAACAACCTTTAAAACTTCGCAGGCATTTTGTTACTCAGGGTTTCTTACCTAATGATTTGATTGATAAAAGAACTGCAAATGTTGATACTTGGACAGATTTTGACGGGGCGACCGCCTTTAATGTGAACGCCACGTTATCAGTCGCCACAAGTGACTCTGATCCTGATTTATCAGTATCAGCTACATATACAATTAATGATGGTTCTGGGGGTGCAGGTAGCATAATTACAATTACTAAAACATCACATGGATATTCTGTTGGAAGTCTTGTAACTCTTGATTTTACTTCTGGAACTGGTGTTGATGGTGACTATATTATTCAATCTGTACCTAATGCAAACACTTATACTTTAACGTCTGCAACGTCATTAAATACAAGCGGCAATTGTAACTATTCAGCAGAGTTTGAACCATATCAAAAGTTCGTAAATGGTACTTATATTGGAAGAGGTTTTAAATTTAAATGCGATTTATTATCGACTGACCCCGCACAATCAATTGAAATAGACCAACTAGGATATTTTGCAGAGCTTGATAGTAGAACAGAAACAAGCTTAGGAAATGCAGCCGCTTCAAGTGGTGGATTTATTGCAAGTGGCACTTCCACAAAATCAGTGGTATTTTCTGATAGCTTTTTCACAGGCCAGTCGGGAACAAGTGTCGCTGCTAACTCTGTTTTGCCATCAATAGGAATAACAATAGAAAA